TGCCACGAACTGGGCATCGACCCAGCCGAGCAGCCCTTCGAGCTGATCACGTTCCAAGGCAAGTTGCGCCTGTACGCGAAAAAGGCGTGCACCGATGCGCTCACTCGCAACCGGAAGATCAGCCGCGAGATCGTCAGCACCGAGCGCGTCGGCGACTTGCTCGTCGTCACCGCTAAGGCCTCGCAGCCCGACGGCCGGTGCGACAGTGACATCGGGGCGGTCGACGTGTCGAAGCTCAAGGGCGAGGGCCTCGCCAATGCGATGATGAAAGCGACGACGAAAGCGAAGCGCCGAGCGGTGATCGCCCTGTGCGGACTCGGCATCCTCGACGAGTCGAAACTCGACACAATGGGCGGCGCGCAGACCATGCCGATCGACGCGCCGGTCGAGCAAGGCAACCCCGCGCTTTCGATGGAAGGCTTACGCCGACGCTTCGGGATCCTCCTACGTGAGCGCAAGGCCGAGGTCGAAGCCCGCGACCAGGTTTGGGAGGACGGCGTCTGGCAAAAGGTCGCGGCGATCATCGCCGAACTAGACGAGTGGCCTGAGCAGCCGTCACGGGAACAATACGAGATCGCCATCGAGGGCCTTGAGACCATGACGCTCGACGAGATCGGTCTTTGGCCTGCGCCCTACGATCCCGGCGACGGCGGCGACTTGGAGACTGGGGAGGAAGGGAGCAGCGATGGCGAGTAGGGTCTGTCGTTGGTGGGTGGTTGTGCCTGAGTGTTCGGATTCAATCGAGATGCGACTAGACGAAACCGGCGAGTCGGGGCCGTGGGTGAAGCACGAGGATCACGAGGCAGAGTGCAAGCGCCTGCGGGGAGCATTGGTGGCAGCCGAAATTTGCCTGTCAGGAGGCGAGAGCGCGCCGGCATCGACCGGGAAGTTTCCGCACACCTTGGCAAAGGTGCGCGTCGCTCTCGGTCTGCCCACGGGGAGTGCCTCATGAGCCGAAACACCGACCTGATTCGGGTGTGGCGATCGCTCAGCGTCACCGCCCGGCTTCAACTGCGCGACCTCCATGACCGGACTCTCGCGGCGGTCCAGTGCGACGGCCGTGTCATCGGGCGACTCGCTGCGCTCACGTTGGTCGAGTCGTTTCGAAAAACGCGCGAGGATGGCACCTGGCATCGGCCCGACGACGACGGCGAGTGGTATCGGATCACCGACCTCGGCCGCGAAGTGCACACCGACGGCGTCGAGGATTATCTCGACGAAGGGCCTCCATGACCGACGCCGATGAAATGGAGGAAGGCGTGCGCAGCGTCGTCGCCGGCATCGTCGAGAGTTTCAGCGCCACCGGCTGCGATGTTTTCGACAGCCCGACTTCACCGGTGGCCGCATTCGATCGCTGCTACGAGTTGACGATCGAGTCGATGAAAATCCGCGGCGTCGAAGGCCCGCATGCCCATCGCATCGCGTTGATCGCTGTCGCCGGGATCGCGGCACAAATGACACTGCACGGGATCATCTGCGCGCCGAGGGGCCCATGAGCCAGCCAACCGCAAGAGACCACCGACGCGCGGATACATGGGCCAGGGCCCGCGTCCTCCCTCCGGTCGAGAGCAACGATGCGTGGCACGGCTATTCGCACGGACAGGCCGACGAGCGAGCGCGCATCGTTGCGGTCATGCGAGAGCGTGCGGGGGACAGCCCGAGCGTATCGTGGGTTGCCGACGCGATCGAAAGCGGGGAACTGTGAGCCACCACCGACTCAGCCCGAGCCTCAAGGGCGACTACCATTTGCTGATCGGCCCGTACGACCTGCTGCTCGTCGAGTGGATCCGCACCGAGATCCCCGACCACGCGCGCCAGTGGGACCCGACGGTGAGGGCTTGGCGGATCCAAAACGACTACGTCGACAAGGTGCAAGCGAGGATCAACAAATGATCGAAAGACTGCGCGACTGGTGGCACGCCCGCCTGAACATCACCGGTGGGACCGCGACCGTCGAGGCTGTGGTGCGTCCGGGAAGCTACGAGATTTGGATCGGCGGCACTTGCTACAGCTACAAGCCCCGGTGGTGGGACACCCGTCGCAGCATCGCGCGAAAACTCAACCGGCTGATCAATGGCTGACTCGATCAACTGGCGCGTCGAGGCCGAGCAGCTCGCGGACCTGCTGCGGTCGTTCCGGTGCTCGACAGCGCGCGATCAAAAGGCCGTCAACGACGCGGTCGAACGGTGCGACGCGGCCAAGCTGCGTGAGCGGAACCGCGAGGCCGCGGCGAAGCAAGGCGACATGTTCGCTGGCCCCGACATTCCGAGTCGACCGTCGCAGCGACAAGACACGTCGATCGAGGCCGCCGGTTCGTACTCGGCCGCCACCGCGCAGCGCACGAGGTCGGCCGTGCTCACGCAGATCACCCGCCGGCCGTCCACCGACGAAGAGATCGCAACCGCGCTCAGCATGGAGGGCAACAGCGTGCGCCCGCGGCGGATCGAACTCGTCGAGCGCGGACTCGTGCACGACTCGGGCACTCGGCGGCTGACCAAAGCGAAACGGCGCGCGATCGTGTGGGAGTTGGTACGCTCGTGACGGGTGCCCAAGGCGAATCACTGGTCGCATCGAGACCACACGCGACTCGCGGAGCTGTTCGCCCTCGGCAAAACCTACGCCGAGATCGCTGCGATCATCGAGCGCAGCGAGCGGAGCGTCGCCAACAAATGCCACGAGATCGGCCTGCGCCACTACAAGCGAAACACCCGACGAGCCGACAGCGTCGAGGCCCGGCAGCTCGACGTGGCGGTCGAATGCCTGGACCTCTTGCGAACGCTTGGGGAGGCCGAGGGCTGGCGCGACGTGGTCACCGAGGTCGACGCGGCCCTGCAAAAGATCGAGCGAGTCGGGCGGCGGTCGACTTCCTCGCGTTCGCCATCCCCGTCACCATCGCCCTTGCCGTGAGCTTCGCCATGGCGACCTGCGCGTCGCAGGTTATGCTCGCCCGATGATCTGGACACTCCTGACAGCGATCTTGGCGGTCGATCCACTACTCGCCGCTCGGCGTGCGCACGACGACGAGGCCGTTGAGCGCGTGCTCGAGGCCTACGACGCCATCGACCAGGCGACCGACGACCCCGACCTGCGACTCGAGCTGCGACGGATCTGCAAGCGCGAGAGTTGGTGCAACCGCTGGGGCATGATCGCCGATCACACCAACGACGGTTGGGCCGGTGAGCGAATGTGGAAACGTGCCGTTGCCAAAGGCTGGCTGACGCCCGAGACCTGTGGCGCGCATGCGCTCGGCGACCCGACGCACTGGACGTGCCGAGGTTTGTTCGGCCATTCGGCCGCGTATGCGATCCGGCACATCGACCCCGACACCTACCTCGGCTGCATTGGACCCGACACCCTCGACGACCCCTACCGCGCCGCCGAGGCTGCTGTCGCCTACACCGAACACCTGTGTGAGCGTCTCGACGCGTGCACTTGCGAGGATCGCACCCGGTGGTGGGCCGGCCCTGGCGTTTGGGTCACCCGCTCGCGTCTCCGCAACTTGCGAGCGATCGAGACGCAATGCGGCCCGGTCCCTGTTCGGCGTTGGGTTGGCGCAGGCGTGCTCGATGCCCTCACTTACATCGGAGACCTCGCTCTATGGATCATCCCGCGCCCCTACCTTTCGACGAGATAGCCACCGACACTTGGCTCTCGCCCCCCGACGTGCTCGAACTCGTCGACCTGTTTTGGGCCGGGGGAATCGACCTCGACCCGTTTTGGGATCCAGCCTGCCTCGTCAAGTCGCGCGCTCACTACGACATCCGCAAGGGACAGGACGCCTACCGCAAGCGGTGGGGCGAGTCGGGTGACCGGATCTGGGTGCAGGGTCCCTACAGCGGGAGCAATCCGGCAAAGACTGCGGCCCGCGCTGCGCGATACGGCAACGCTGGCCGGCACATCCTCAACTTGTGCCCGGCCGCTCCGGGCTCGGCCTACTGGTCGGCGTCGGTGTGGCCGTGGGTCGATGCGGTCGCGTGGTGTGGGCGCATGTCGTTCGTGGCTGGGCGCGACATCCTCGACGACGCGGGCAACGTGAAGCACAAGGCCGGCGAGGTCGTGGACGGCAACCGCACCGAGATCGCGCTCAACTACCAAGGCCCGCACGCGCGAGCGTTCGACCGGATCTTTTCGCGGGCTTACCCGGTGACGCTGAATCGATAGTCCACGCCCGCGCCACCTTTGCGACGACGCGGCGTGGTGGTTCGCGCTGTGAAACAAACGAACGATGGGACACTAGCGTCTTTTGGCGACGAGCGCCTGCCGGATCGCTTCTGGGACAAGGTCAGCCCGGAGCCTAATACGGACTGCTGGCTGTGGACGGCTTCGACGACGAACGGCTACGGCGACTTCCACCTCGATCGCAAGATCAGGCGTGCCCACCGTGTTAGCTTCGTGGCTCTCGTCGGCGAAGTGCCGACGGGTTTGGTGCTCGATCACGTCGCCAAACGCGGTTGCTGCGGCCCATCCTGCGTCAATCCCCATCACCTACAGCCAGTCACGCAGCGCGAGAATCTGTTGCGCGGGCGTGGGTTTGCGGCGCGACAGGCCCGGCAGACCCACTGCAAGAACGGGCACCCGCTCGGCGACGATCGGCGCTGTCGCATTTGCGCCCGGGATCGACAGCGAGCGTACCGGCTGCGACAGGCAGCTAGTAGGTGAGCAGCGCTGCGACCGTGAACCCGACGAGGGCGATGACGAGTGCGACGATGGCGATCGCTTCGAGCGCGACCGACTCAGGCGCGATCGGGATGTGCTTGTTAGTCCTCACTGCTTGGCCTCCGAAACTGACGCGTTGATGTTTCCGTGAGATCGGGATCTTTGCCCTGCCCGGCCATTGCCGCGCCTCGCTTCTCGGCGCGCCACAGTTCGAGCTTGCGCAGGCGTCGGTCGAGGCCCGGCAGCGTCTCGCTGTCGAGGTCGTTGTGCCGCTTCGTGTTCCGGTGCGTTGCCGACCGGGCGAGCGTGGCCTGCACGACGACGCCGATCAGCATCCCGAGAAACGCGAGCGCGAAGCTGAACAACTCCCCCGAGCTGATCCCGTCGAAGACTGCGAGCATGACCTGATTCTACAGCCCTGCGGCGAGTAGGCGATTGTCGTTCGCTGCCTTGAATCCCTCGGCCTCGAACCCGCTCGTGAACTCGATGATCGCCTGATCCATGTTGGGCACCGCGAAGCATCGACAGTTGACGGGCTCGCCGGGGTGCCCCGGTCCTTCGCTCGGTGGGTCGGCCCACGAGTGGACGGTCTCGTTTAGCCCCTGATGTGCGAGCCTCACGTCGTCGTCGCCCTGATCCTTCCACGTGTAGGATCCTACACTGCCGGCGACCTGGCGGTCGCGCTGCTGCTCGCCTTGCAGCTTTTGCGTCTGGTCTATGGCGATCACGTCGCCGCGTCGGCCGGTGATCGCCACGCGGTCGGTGATCATCCTGCGCAGTGCGACGATCCCGACGCCGGCGATCACTGCTGCGCCGAGCTCTTTGCTCAGGCTGCGCGAATGCTTGGGCGCGAGGCTGTTCAGCAGCTTGCGGTTGTCGCGTCGAAACCGCCCGTTCGCTTTGCGCGTGTTCGACTTCTTACCTCGCGCCAGGATCAGCGCGACCGCGATCTCGTCGAGGTCCCCGTCGGTTTGCTCGACGGCCTCGGTCGCATCGATGTCACCCTCGTCGATCGCCTCACCGAACTCGGCGAGTCGCTCCGCGGTGCTGCGCCTGATCCCGAGGTCCTCGGCGACACCGCCGAGAAACAACACGCCCGAAACGCGCGTAACGCGATCCTGCTGCTCGTCGATCCGCTCGGTGATGTCCTCGGCTGGGTGTTCGGCTCGGGCGACGGGCACGATGCGGGCCACAGCCCTGCGCACGCGCTTGGCACCGTCCGGGCCCCCGTCGCCCACGAGGGCAGCCAGCGGCTGCAGGACGAGCTCACGAGTCGCCTGGGCGATCGTGCGGGTGATCTGCCGGACCGAGCCGACGTAGGCCGTCTCTGCGCCCCGCAGTTCGGGGATCGGGTCGAAGGCTTTGACTTTCTTCGGTGCGGCCTTTGGCGGCCCGTCGCGGTGGCCTACCGGTTGCGACGGGCATCGAGAGGGAGCACGGACGCTGAGTCACCGTGAGCCGATAGCGACCCCAGCACCTGCGACCAAGCGACACGCCAACGGTTGCCGACTTTCCAGGCTCCGATCTCTTTACGCGCAGCCTTCCCTGCGATCGCGCCGCGACCGACCCCGAGTCTGGACCCAGCCTCCGCGAACCCGATCAACGACTCGCCCGCCGGTGGGAGCGACAGCGTAGCCACGACGCCCATCGACGCCGCAGCCGCCTCGTCCTCGACATCCGCGCCGCCGTCGCCTGCACCGGCCGCCGCGCCCGGTGCACCGCCGACTGGTGCCGGTGGTGGTGGCGCCGGGTCGGCTGGGTCGATCTTGTACTGTTCGACGAACTCGGGATCCTGCCTGACCTCGTCTGCCGAGACTGCTCCGCTGTTCACGTCGATCGCTCGAGCCTGCGCGTTGGTCAACCGCGTCGTCGCCTTTTCGCCCTCGGTGGGCTCCCACAGCGGCAGCCATTCGATCAGGTAGCGCGGCGTGTAGCGACCCTGCGTGGGCCCATTGCTCGATCGCAGCATGACCTCGTCGATCCGCCGAACCGCTTGCGTGTAGGCCTCGACCTGCAGCGCTGCGACGTGGTCGTACCAAGATCGGATCGCGCCGGCGTTCTCTCCGCTGTTCAGGCCGCCCGGCGTCTTGCCCATGAGGATCGGCTCGGGCATATCCGTTGCAGCGACGAGCGCCGTTTTCAGCGCGTCGACGGCGTCGCGCAGTCCCGCGATCGATCGACCCTCTAGCTTGTAGTCCTCGGTGTCCTTGTCGACGGCGATGTCGCCGAGCATTCCCATGCCGGTGCGGAGCGCTTCGAAGCGAGCGACGACCTCGGCAATGTCGCCGTCGTCGATCGCGTCCGCCAGACCGGCGACCTTGAAAGTGCCCTGCGACAGGATCGTGATCGCCTCGGCCGCGTAGTCGTTGGACGTGAGCCAGTTGCGAAGCTCGGCCCACACGAGGTCGAGTTCGCTGCCGCCCCAGCCGTTGCGCGCGATCTTGGTACGCAGCGGGAGCTGCGACCCGAAGAACGGGATCACGCGCTCGCGGTGAATGAAACCGGTGTCGCCGAACTGGCCGTTGAGCTGGTAGATCAGCGGCATGCCGTGGCTCGGGTTGTCGGTGGCCTCTTGCCAAAGCGCGACCTGCAGTTCGACGCGGTCGACGGCGCGCAAGGCTTTGAGGCTGCGCAGGTTCGACCAGTCGATCGGCTCCCAGCTGGGGCGCCCGTCGTCGCACACCATGATCACCGCTCCGCCCCCGTAGGCCTTGCCCCACATCCGACCGGTGGCGACTCGCGGCAGCATGCGCAGCTGGTCGTGCGCAGTTTCGATCCGCTCGATCTCGTCTTTGGTGTAGCCGCCGACGATCTCGAAACCTCGGCGCGTCGCGTCACGCGGCTCGCGGCTGGCGATCCGTCGAGCCATCCCCGAGAACTCGAGCAGTGCGTCGATCGTGGAGTTGGGCAGCGGGTCCGGCGGCACGAACTCAGTGCGCGAGTGCCGGTCGAGGGCGGAGCCTTGGCCACTGACGGGGTTGACCCACCGGCCGCCGAGTCCGTCGGCTCGCTTGGCGATCGAGCTACGCGTGCCGGAGGCCAGCGCGCGCGGGGCCGAGTCTCGGCGACGAGTGAATCGATCGAAAAATCCCATGGCGTGCGCTCCTAGTCCTCGGCGTTGGGAAACTCGTGTCTGGACTTCCCTCGTGACCGCTTCTCGAGTTCCTTTCGAATCTTAGCCCATGCGTCGGCCTTGCCGAGAGCCCGCAGCTTGCGACGGTCCGATCGACCGCCAAGCAGTGCGATCGCGCCCCACGTCGCCGCGTCTCCACGGTCGAGCATCTGCCCCTTTTTGGGCTTGGTCGGGTCGCCATGCGTGAACTGGTGCTCGAGCGGCACCCAGTGCCGAGCGGGCCCGACGTGCGAAACCTTGCCTTGCTCCCACAGCCCGGAGACCAGCGACCAGCGCTCGTGCCACGTCTTGCCGGCGTTGAGCGACTCAAACTTGACCCGTCGGTTGCTGGTGACGAGCCGGATGTTTTGCTCGATCAGGTTGCCGCCCTGATTGATCTCGCCGACGATCAGGTCAGCGTCGTACTTTTTCCACGCACCGAGCGCGACCTTGGCCCAGGCCGTCGCCGAGTAGTGGCCGCTCAGATCTCGCAGCAGGTAGATCCGGTCATCCTCGCCGAGCGCGACGACGACGATGCCGGTCTCCGACGACTCGTCGCCTTCGCTGACGGCGGGGTCGATGGCGACGACGACTTTGACGAACTCGGGTAAGTCGTCCTCGTCGGCGCGTAGCATCCACTCCATGCGGTAGATCGCAGCAGGGATGCCAAGCAGGATCGCGCCCTCGAGCTCCTGCGCGGCGAGCCGAGTGCCCTCGTGCTTTGCGACGATGGTGGTGAAAAAGTCGGCAGCGAGATTGGCTGCGTTGTCGTAGGTCGACCCACGAATGATCCGCACGCCCTTGCGCACCTTGTAGCCGAGACCGCCCGGAGCCGGGATCGGGGCGCCTGCCTCGTCGAGCTCGAAACACAAGTCGACGATCGCTTTGTTTCCGATCGGCGTCGTCGTGAACAGTGCACGCGGGTGGTCACCGTGGCGCAGGGCAAACTGCGCTGTCTCCCACGACTCAACCGCTCTTTTCCAGTGGGCGTACTCTTCGCACCAGAGCCAACCGAAGTTGGGACCGCGAAAGCTGTCGGGCACGTCGCCCGACATCAGGCGCGCGGTCACACCGTTGGGCCACTCGAGCAGCCGGTCGTTTTTCCAGTGACGCGGACGAAACCAAGGCGGCGAGTACCGCATGATCCCTTCGCGGATCATCGTGAGATTCACGTCGTTCGCAGTGCGCCCAGCGATGCCCATTTGGCCGCCGCAAAGGTCGGGGTTTTCGGCGACATAGCGCGCCGCCTCTGCACCGACGCGAGTCTTTCCCCAACCGCGGCCGGCGAGAAACACGTCGAAGGTCCACGGGCCTGGACGCCAGACCTGCTCGGGGCGTCCCCAAAAGTCCCAGTGGTAGTAAAGCTGTGAGCGCTCGATCCGGGTGAGCTGCTTGATCACCCGCCGGCGTTCGCTGGGCTCCATCGATAGGAGCCGCTCGACGCGCGGCGACAGCTTGAGTCGCTTCACTCAGCCCCGTCGTCTTCTTCGTCGCTCTCCAGTGCTGCGGCCTTTGTGGCCAGGTCGTCGAGTTTTTCGAGGATCGCGTCGCCGAGGTCGACCGGCTCGTCGTCGTGGTCGGTGCGCTCGATGCCAACGAGGGCGCGCGACCCGTACCGCTTGGCCTGGCGCCGTTCGAGCAGCCACTGCGCCGCCTTGACATCCTTGTCGGTGAGGGCGGCGCTGGTGACGATGCCAAGCAGCTTGGCGTTGTAGGTCGACTCAGCCTCCAGCAGCGCGACGTAGAACTCGCCGTAGGCGTCGACCTCCATGCCGTCGCGGTCGTGCGAGTCGATGTTGTCGCGGCCCTTGGCCGTCCACCGGCGGATCGTTCGCTCGCCGATCCCGACCCGTTCGGCCGCACAATAGCGCTGAGCGCCCTCCCTGATGTGGGCGATGATCGCCGTTCGCCGTTCGGTGGTGAACAGCGACCCGTGCGGAAGACGCGTGCCAGCATCGGGGCTGAGTGCGTCTTCGAGCGAGTCGGGTGAACTCACGCTAGCAGCGTAGCACAGTGCTAGTAGACGCCGCGACCCTCGACCGTGTTGAGCCCGAGATACACGGTGCCAGCGCCCGCGACGCGCTCGATCGTGAGCTCGTAAGGGCTCGAGGTCGCATCGGGCAACGCGAGCTCGCCCCGAATGAAAAACGCTTTCTCGTCAGGACCGCCGGTGTTGTTGAAAGCTCCCAGGTCGTAGGTAGCGATCACCGTGCCGAGTTGGTTGTTCCCGCGTCGGATCCTGATCCGCAGACTCGCTCCTACGCTTGCGCCGAGTACACCGTTGGCCTCGACGAGCAGCTGCCCGGTCTGCTTGGGGTCGACGGTCATCACGGCGCCCTGATTTTCATTCGCGTTGTTCAGCGCAAAACCGCCGTCGCTGTCGAATCCGCGAGCGATGCCGCCGGCCGTAAACCAGATGCCCTTCCAGCCGGCGCTATCGCGGATCTTGGGCTGGACCTGGGCATCGTTGTAGTAGAAGTCGCCTTCCAGGTGCGTGCTCGGGTCGGTGTCCTGGGGCACCAATCGGTGCGCCGCTCGGGTCGGTGTCGTGACATCGCTTTCGCTGATCACCCCGTAGCCGTCCTCAGCGTCGCCGTGGACGCCGTCGCCGTCGCCCCGCCCGTCGCCCCTGCAGGCAGCGGCCCCGGTGTTGGCGGTGGCGGTGGTGAAGCCTCGGACGCCGTGCGCGTCGTCGTGGCCGGCGACACCCTGCACGCCCTCGCTGCTCGCATCGGCTGCGCTGCCTTCGCCCTGGACAGCTGGCGACCCGTTGATCGATACGCCGCGCACGCCAAAGCCGCCCGCCGACCCGCTGGTGCCCTGCACGCCGTGACCGCCGGTGCCGCCGTCACCCTCGACGCCAGCGTTGCCACCGGAGCCCGCATCGCCGAACACGCCCGGACCGGTCGACCCGAGGCTGATCCCCTCCAGGCCGGCGCCGGTGCCGGTGTTGGTCCCACGGAGCGCAGCGCTTGCGCCCCCCGCCGCTGCCGTCGCCGCAAAGTTTCCGATCGTGTCGGTGAAACTCGCCGCGGCGCCAGCTGCGTTGCTCGAGACGCTGAGCGGCGCCATGGCGTTCGCCGTGCCGCCGAGCACGAGTCTGGCGATCGCGGTGTCGCCATTGATGTCGGTCTCGACGACGCGCGAGTCGAGGTCAGCGGTGAAGGATCCAGCCCGCAGCCACGTATCGATCCACTGCCACGCGCGGTGCAGCCACTCGTTTTCGTTTTCGGCAGGGGGGTCTGCGCTCGGCGTTTCGGGCGTGAACCCGTCGCCGGCCGACCCAGCGAGGCCCGTCGCGTCGCGTCGAGCGGTCCCGTCCCAGGGTTTGCCCGGCGCAACGTAGGCCGCGCCGCTAGCCCATTCGGGGAGGGCGTCTGTTGGCTTTACTGGCATGACTCAGATCCCCTCTGCGTGATGGTGAAGCGAGAAAACGGATCCCGAGATGCCCGAGATTGACAGCCTCGAGCCTAGTTGACCACCGCCGGATCCTGAGATCGATCGGCGGGCTCCCATGGAAGGCGGGTCGAAGGTACACAGCAGCGCGGACACGCCCGCGGCGGGCTGGTCGGCGAGGATCTCGAGCAGCAAGTCGAACAGTTCCGGTGTCAGGTTGACAATGCACACGGTCCACGACGCAGGGAATTTCTCGACGAACTCGACGCCGGTCACGGCCGGAAGCAGTGCGGCGATCACCCCGAGGATCTCGGGGACGGTGCCTGACGAGAACAGCGAGACGGCTTCGGCGATGATCGCCAGTCGGTAATCGTCGTCATCGAGCCCGGCCCGAGAGCGGCCGACGACCTCGCCGATGTCATCGAGTCCCTGCCCCGCTGCGGTCGAGATATAGCGAAACGCCTTGATCTCGCCCTGTTGTTTGTTGACGTTGCCGAATTCCTCGCCGACGACCGACATGAGCTTTTGCCAGTTGTCGCGTTCCTCCCACTGCTTGTAGAGCCGATTGAACGCCGTCAGCTTGGCGTCGAGCTTGCCCGCCGGGATCCCGCCTGCCTCGTTGACGGCCTCCCAGGGGATCAGGCCGGCGCCACCCCACAAACCGCCCCAAAGAAAACCCCACAGCGCCATCGGTGGTCCTAGGCGAAGGCCGTCCAGACGCCGGCGGCTTTGTTGTAGATCTTCGCGCCGGCCCCCCCGGTCGCGTCGAAGTAGAAGTCACCGTTGGCCCCAAGCGCGCCTCCAGGTGCGCCCGTCCCTGCGAACATCGTCGGGCCGTCGGCGACCGTGTCGCCGAGCGTGACGCCGTTGCCTGCGACAACGAGATCAGCCCAAACAACCTGCCACCTGCTGCCTGTAAGACCAGATTCAATGGTCCCATCCGACACCGGAGCGAACGCGTTGCCGTCCATCGTAAAGCGATTTGCGTTGTTGGCGCGAAACGTAAAACCCGATCCGTTATAAACAATCGTGCCGTCTCGTTTGTTCGCGCCATCGATCCAGGCAAGGCCAGAGATGGTGCCGCCGGTTGCATTGAAGGAAATCCCGCGAGCGGTAGCAGAACCGTTGCCGATGATCTCGTCATCGAAGCCAGCATCAGCATCCGCGGCGACAGCACCGGCAACGAGCAACCTATCTATGAAGCCATCGGCAAACCGGCTGCCCGTCGCGCCCAGGCTGAACACGGCAGCCGGGAACAAGGCGACATCGTTGATCCCTAGCCGGTCAACGTTGCGCGTTCGGATCGTAAAACTTTCGGAACCCGCTGCACCGCTGTAGCGGATCTGGCCGTCTTCTAGGTTCGTTCCGTTGTTCCAAGAGTAGCGACCAGCTCCGGCCGCGCCCATGTTGATCGTCTGACCGAACGACCCACCGCCGCCGGACCCGATCACCTCGTCGTCGGCAGTAGCCGCTGCATCGGCCGCAACCGCTCCCGCGAGCAGCATTCGACCGACAAAACTTTCGTTGAACCGGAGCGCAGCCGAACCGATGCTCGGATTCCCCGTCGTCTCCGGCACGATCGAATCCCCGTCGCTGATCGTCGGGTTGTCGGTCCCGCCGCCTTGCGACGCGCTGCCCAGCACGAGCGTGGCCGCCCACGTCTCGCCACCTCCACCGCCAACCGAGACGGCTTGCCAGCCCGTGTCTCCGACACCGCTCTCTTTGAGGTAGAGCAGGTCGTCGGCTGTCGGCGCATCGGATCGCAAAAACAACGAGCCGACGTTCGCTACGATCGACCCCTCGGGATCGCCCGCGCCCGTGCGCACGAGCGTCGAGTCGCGCAACAGAACGCCACCGCGGAGTCGCACGACGCCGTCGAGCTGACCGCCAACTGCGTCGCCGTGGATCCAGTCCCGAACGTCGCGCGTGACTTTGCTGATCGAGTTGCCGTACTTGCCCGTCGTTCGCAGTCGGATGTCGGCGGCCGTCGGTGGCGGCACGAGGTCGATGTCGTCGATCTTGTTCAGCAGGTACGCCTCGAACGCTTCCCAGGTCGCCTTGTCGTCGTTGAGGATGTCCCCTTGTGGTGCGGTGTCGGCCATGCGTGCCTCCTACGGAACTATGATCACGGTGATCCGGCTGGAGTCGGAGATCAAGATCTCGTCGTTGGTGACGACGATGTCGGACGGCGTAAAGACTGGCGCGTCGCCCGGGTTGGGCGTGTCGTCGGTTTCGATCACGATCGTGGAGATCCCCGGCACGGCGTCGGTGATCACGCCGTTTTGCTGCACGCGGTAGAGGTCGTCGCCCTGCGTGAGCTCGCCTTCGCCACCCGGAGCGAGGAACGTGGCGACGGCCTGCTTGATCGCCTCGGCCGGGTCGCCGGTCGTCGGGAATCCTTCGCCCTTGGTGACGGTGATCTCTTCGTGCAGGTAGCGCGAAGTCGGCCGCGAGAACTTCGTTGGCTTGCTCGCGCCCGGCGTCAGGATCGAAATGTCGCCGACCGTCTCGATCCCCGCGGGCTTGCAGTCGAAGATCTCCTGAGCGATCGCGGCGTCCTCGCCACCGAGCACGAACGTTTCGAAGCTATGCGGCGGCCGACCATCACCGTCGACGACATCGGTGTCGTTTTCGAACACCTTGACCGAGATCACGTCGTCGACCCGCTGCAGCACCCGGTCCTCGATCGCCTGCACGGTGCCGCAGCCCTGCGCGTTGATCGTCTCTAGATGCCGCTGCTTGTAGGCCGCATCGCTTTCGCGGTCGCGTCCGAGCGTTGCATCGGTCGAGTTGACGACGCCGATGATCGAAGCGATCGGCGTCTCGATCACCGTGAGCGTTCCGGCGAGGGCAGCCGTCGGCCCCGTCGCGGTGGCGGTCAGGGGCACACGCGCGCCGAACTGTGCGTCGAGCGTGCCCGTGCCCGCCGTGGTGACGACGTTGGCGCCGGCCGTCGTGTCGAGCACGATCAGGCCGAACCCGTTGGCATCCTCGACGGCGATGGCGACCGACACGATCGGCTCGGCGCCGGCGTTGATCAGCGTCTCGAGCGCCTCGGCGATCGTGAGCACGGTGTCGGCCGGCCCGGCGACGTGAGTGAACGGCGTCCCATTCACGTCGACCGTGTAGCTATCCGTGTCGACAGCATCCTGGATCCGCACGACGTGGGCGAGCTCGCCAGTGATGCCCGCCGTACCGGTGGGGACTTCGAAGCGCTGGCCCTGGCCGTTGCTCGCCTGTGAGAGGTCGGGGATCCCGATCGCGTCGGCGCCGTACCAAACCGCCGAAGCTGTCGAGAATGTCGCTGGTAGTCGCTGCTTGGCGAACAGGTCGAGGATCAGGTCGAGCGAGTTGCCGGAACTCGTGCGAAAAAACGAGTTGGCCCAGATCTCTCCGTCGGCCTCCCACAACAGCGTGAGCAGCAGGGCGAGCACGTCGATGACTTGGCCGTCGGGCGAGTCGCTCGCCGTCTGCGCATTCTCGCCAAACTTCGCTTTCCAGTTGTCGACGACGAGCTGGCGCGCCTCTGGGAAACGCGGCGTTCCCAGACCTGCAGCGGTGAGCGCGAAGATTGAAGCCATGGGTTAGGTCGTCTCGGGAGTGACGGCGATCGGGATCGTGATCCGGTCGTGCAACGGAGTGCGAGCGGCGAGATCATCCTCGTCGGTTTTTGCGACAAAGTCGATCACGCCCTCGCGCCGCTGTCGCTGCAGAGCCGTCTGCGAGAGGTTGATTCGGTCGACCTCGACGATGCCCGGCGTATCGAGTAGCTGCACGCGGAACTCGCCCTCGATGTCGCCGACCGGCGTGCCCTTGGCGAGCACGATCCCGACGTAGTTGAGGCCAAGCGCGAGGTTGAACGGCACCTCGAATCGGAACAGTCGCAGGCGCACACGCGAGTGCTGCGCGATCTCTTCGCGGCCGGTGACGCGGACAAACGACCCGTTTTCCCGCACGAGGTCACCCGTGATGGCGTCGACCTTGAACTGCGACACGCGCCGATCCTACTCGGCTTTGGCCTTCGTTGCTGCGCTCGTGATCTTGCCGAGAGAGTTCGGAGTCGCTAGACCTAGCGTCCCCCAAGACGACGCCGGCAAGATCGGGGACCCTGCACCGCTAAGGGCTGCCTCCACCGCAAGCGCCCACGTCGTGAGGTTCGCGCTCGCCTGCAGCGTGTCATTGAGACGGGCGATCGCTAGGACTGCTGCGGCGCCGAGTTTGATCTCGATGCCCTCGACCTCGACGAGCGGCGTGCCTTGTCCGTCGAGTCGGATCTTGATCTCGGCCGAACCGTCAACACGCCCGATCCGGTAGAACGTCCCCGCCGGCCCTGGCCGCTTCGTTGCGCTGGTGAGTACGGGAAACGCTAAAGCCTGCGAGAGGCTGAACGCCTGGCCGGCGTCGTCTTGGTCGGCGATGCCGCCGGCGGCGATCCACTTGTCGAACGACCGGTCGGGGATCCCGAGCAGCACCTCGTCGCCCTTCCGAAGCACGCCCTGCGCTCGCATGCCCGCGAACGTCTGCGACAGCACGAGCACGTTGGGCACCGGCGGGAAG